GCCCACCACCGGGGAAGGTAGCAAGACCGCCCGTGCCAAGTGGCGCGACGAACACCCCGATGGCATCCTGCTGTCCCCCTCTGCGATGGAGCAGGGCAAGGCCACGGCTGACAAGTTGAAGGCGTTCCCTTACTTCGCTGAACTGATGGGTCGCTCCGGCATCGACACGGAGGTCACCCTGTTCTGCGAGCATCCCAAGTACGGCTGGCCGATGAAGGCTCGCATCGATATCCTGGCGATGGATGGCGACGAGATTTACCTTGGGGACGTGAAGACCTACGGCAAGGCTCTGACCAAGAAGCAACTGTTCTGGGATATCCGTGACCGGGGCTACGACTTGCAGCTCGCCCACTATCGTCGTTGTCTCCAGATCGTCCTCAACAAGAGTCCCAAGGAGATGGCCCTGTACTTCTGCGAGACCGAGACGGCAGCCCACGACTGCGCTAAGGTCATCCTCGACGAAGGCTGGCTGGCCCACGCCGAACTCCGGCTGGACGAGTACTACCGCCTGTACAACGAGTGCCACGAATCTGGGGTCTATCCGGGCTTCAACTTCGGCAAGCCTCTGACCCTCACGCTGGGAGATACCCTGTCGTGACCGCACCAAAGGAAGGGTTCGGCCTCTGGATTCCAGGGGCTGTCCTCTCACGCCTAGACCTGAGCCTGGAGGAGAAGTGTCTCTACGGGCTTCTGGAGGTCTTGGACGGGGGCAAGGGGTGCTGGGCATCCAACGACTGGCTTGCGAGCCGTCTGGGAGTCAGCGAGAGGGCAATCCAGCGATACCTGTCCCGGCTGGAGGAGGTAGGTCTGGTCATTAAGGTCATCAATGAGGCGGCCGGTAACCAGCGCCGGGTGCAGACCATCGGATCGTATTCTGCCTCCTCCCCCTCACGCCAATCTGACGTGACCCTCACGCCAAGTTGTCGTGACCCTCACGCCAATCTGTCGTCCAAGAGTAGAAAAGAGAATAGAAAAGAGATAGATACAATCCCCTTACCCCTTCCTCACAGTGAGAACTTTGCCAAGGCTTGGGGTGAATGGATTAACTATCGGGCTAAGACCAAGAAGAAGTTGTCTGCCTTCGCCCAGGAGAAGCAACTCAAGCTGCTTGCCGGTCTGACCGAGCAGGAAGCCGTCGAGTGCATCAACCGATCTATCTCCAACGACTGGCAGGGGCTGTTCCCAGAGAAGCGTAATAGTAAACCTTTTACGAAAATCTTAACCCGTGAAGACCACAACAATGGATTCTAAGCCCAAGCCGTTCTGCAACGGATGCAAGGGGCCACTGACCCCTGTGTACGACCCGGCAAAGAAGGTATTCATCACCAAGTATTTCACGTGCCGTGCTTGCGCTGACTCCGGCAAAGCGACATACTGGGACTATCCTTTTGAGTATGCCAAGGTCTTCGAGAAGCACGGGTACATCTGGCTGGATCGTCATCCAGAATATCCCGTTGCGTTCATCGACACAGACATCACGCGCCTGCCTGAGAACCTCCAGCGAGCCTCGACCTGGACACCGGGAGACAAGGCAAGCCTGCTGCTCCACGGCACGACTGGAACCGGCAAGACCCGCACGGCTTGGGTAGTCTTCAATCGCCTTTGGTATAATGCTTTCCCCGACAAGGCGGTGTGGCTGCCGATGCGTAAACTTGAGATGGCAATCGAGAAGGGGTTCGATGACCACAAGCACGGACAGGTGCTGGACTACTTCTGCAACGTCCCGCTGCTCGCCTTCGACGATCTGGGGAAGGAACGACTGACTGCCCGGATGGAGTCCGACCTGTTCGCCATCCTCGACGAACGCACCAGCAATCTTCGCACTACAATTATCACTACGAATTATAATGGCACTACCCTCCTCGACAGATTCAACAACAAAGAAACAGGGGAAGCATTCCTCCGTCGCCTCCGTGAGTACTTCACCGCAGTTCACTCTTAAGCAGCTGGACTCCGCCTTCCCCCCTATGAGGTGGTTGGTCACCAGCCAGAGCCGTAAGAACGTGGCGCATAGCGTAGACCTGTACGCCGGGAGCTGCACGTGCGAGGAGTACGTCTTCCGTCTGAACGGGAAGGACAGCCAGGTTCCCCCTGCCCTGCGTAAGTGCAAACATATCCGGGCCGTGCGGGAAAAGGTGGCTGATATTATAATCGAATACAATGTGAAGATTCGTGCTTGACCTTTACTCACACTGCTCACAGACCATTCACATCCTTATGCAACCCGATATCCAAAGACTGGGCTTTGAAGCCTGGGCAGACAACGTAGTCGTCAACGTCCTTGAGAACTTTCAAGGCAACTCCACCGGCGATCTGCGAATCCAGAATGAGAACGTCGATGTCAACGTGACTGTAGACGACAACAACATCCACGTGGTCGTCCGGGCTTACGTGTGTGGCGCAGGCTGGAACACCCACGAACGAAACATCAAGCGATGAAACACCTCCTCTCATTCCTGCTGGCTGCCGTGTCCTGCGAAGCCAAGTCAATCGTTGACGCTGACCTGGTTCACAAGGTCGGCATCATCGAATCCAATCTCAACGAGGATGCCATCGGTGATGGCGGGAAAAGCCGTGGGGCTTTCCAGATCGGGCAGAGGGCTTGGGCCGATGCCGTAGCCTACAGCATCTGTCACGGAGGCCCACACGACCCCGGCCTTCCCGTGGACTGGAAAGAGTACTCGATGAACTACGACATCGCCCATCACGCAGCTGAACTTATCCTGCGTATGCACGAAGACCGAATGATTCGTAACAAGATTAAGCCGACCCCGATCAAGTTGTATATGGCCTACAATATGGGCTATCATATGGCCTCCTCGTTTGGGTTTAATATGAACGTGACTTCCGGCAAACGCAGGGCCATCCTCCTGCGAGCGTACAACATCCTGTCCAGATAATCTCTGGTCGTCTTAGCACCGAACACACAGCAGGACTCGAAAGAGTAGCGATGCAATGGGGTTAACCGGTAAGCCGAAGACTAAGACGACCTTCAACTTTTCCCACCAATGAGCAACCCAGCAACCGACATCAAGTCCCTCACCCGTCTCATCAACCAAGAGGCGGAGCGAGTGGAACACACCATCAACAACCAGCAGAACCAGATCGTCTACTTGTCTGACAAGTTGAACCGACTGTTCCACTCCCTGCGCCAGTTTAATCAGCATCACGGGCGTGACCTAGACCCGGATGTCCTCGACGCATTCAATGCGACCTGGCGTTCCTACGAGTCTACGTTTGACACGTGGCAGTCCTATCAGAAAGACTCCGACTCCAACATCGCCTCCATCTTCAACATCGATCTCGAATAATTTATGTCCAACGATACCAACCCAATGAGCAACGAAATCATCAACAAACTCCGCGCCCCGTTCGGCCCTGACCGAATCGAGTGGCGACTCCAGTCGTCCGGCAAGAAGCAGGACGGCTCCTTCTGGGCGAAGTGCCTCGCCTACATCGACAATCGTGCGGCGATGGAACGCCTCGACGAAGTCTATGGTATGAACTGGTCGCACTCCGAGGAGTTCAAGCAGATCGGCAATCAGGCTGTCTGCACTGTGACCATCACCATCGAGTCCCGCAACGAAGGCGTGGCCCTGTTCCCCTATCGCTCCGTCACCGGCTCTTGTGCCGTGGAAGCCAACGGCGACATCGACCCGTTCAAGTCTGCTGCGTCTGGTGCTATGAAGAGGGCCGTGGTGAACCTGGGGATCGGGCGCTATCTATATGACTTGCCGGAAGCCTGGGCGGTCATCGACCCGAACGGCAAGTATCAGGGTGCGACCAAGGACAAGCAGTACTTCAAGTGGAATCCTCCCCAGCTGCCTGCGTGGGCTGGTGGTGGTGCTGACACTAACTACGTCGCCAACACTTCCCATCACGAAGAAGTCGCCAACGCTCCTGCCTACGTCGCCTCTAAGCCTCAAGGCTACTCCACTCCGGCTCCGGCCCCTGTCGCCTCTGACGGCACGTGGCGTACTGTGGTCATCCCGTTCGGCAAGCAGCAGGGTCAGACCCTTGGTCAACTCAACCCTGCCTCCCTCAAGTGGTGGCGCGAGAACTACCAGCCGAAGCCTTACAAGGGTAAGATTTCGGACAAGGACAAGGCGTTCCGTCTCGCTCTCGACCAGTCCGCTGAAGCCTATCAGCCGATGCCCGGACTGCCCACCGCCTCCAAGGAGGAGGTCATCATCGACGAGGAACCGGCTGACGACGTTCCGTTCTAATCCTCAAGTACTTTCCTTATGTACGAAAACCACAAACCCTACGATCCGCAGGAGGAGCCGAAGTCCGTCGATGGCAAGACGGGTTCCGGCAACTCCACGGAGTTCTTCTCCTCACTCCAGACCATCGACCAGAACCTTCTGACCGATGACGAGATTCTGGAAATCCTCCGCTTCGCAATGGGCCGTGAACAGGCCCGTCGCATTAGCGAACTCCCAGGCCAACAAGGATGAGCGATCCATTGAACCCCAAGCGGATTAAGTCCGTCTCTTTGGAAGTGACGATGATGGAACGCATCGGCGAACTCAAGGCCGAGGTCAAAGCCCTCCGCGCCGAACTCGCAGACGCACAAGAGAGCAACCACATCCTCAACGAAACCATCGCAATGATGCGTAAGGAGGGCAAGCAGTCGTGAGCGACCATCTACTACGAATGGTCGGCCTAGACCCGGCCAAGGTCAGGGCGATGATGACCCCTGTGGAACAGCCCAAGCCCAAGGGTGGCCGTCCTGTCCTCAAGGCATCCCAGAAGGTAGTCTTGGCATACGAGATGATCCAGAAGACTGGATGCACTCTTGAGGGGGCAGCCAGGTCCTATGGAATAAAGGTCTATGCTATTGTCCAGTACGCCAAGCGTGAGGGTAAACCTTACATCTGGAACGCTGAAGGCCTGGACAAGAAGGCAGCTGAACTGGTGGCGCGTGGAGTGTTCACCAATATCCGGCACGGACTCAAGACCCGTGTCGCCTATCAACTCGCCCTTAAGTACGGGGTCAGCAAGGCTTGCCGTATGGCTGGCACTTCCCGCCGTGGCCTGTACGGATACTGCGAGCGTTATAACCTCAAGACTCCGGCCAGAGAAACCGGCGCTATCAGTGTACATTAAGTTTCACGAATACCTGTTCAGTGGGATGAAGGTGGGCGAACGCACGTTCGATGTGAACGTCTCCATCTCCTACTACTGGGACGAACCCCAAGAGGGCGAACTTGAGGATGCCTATGTCGAGGTAGATGACTTCTCCCTTGCCGACATCTACGAGCAGCTCCCCGGTGGCAACCAGATCGTCATCACTTGGGACGACCCTATCCGCCTTGATATCCTCGACCAAGTTGACGATAGGCTGGATGAGGCTTTGATTGGCCTCACCAAAGACAATGAGTGATAAATACGACATCGTCGCTATGGGCGACAACCACGGCGACCTAGCCTGTGAGGACACCCTAGATGCCATTATGGAGTTCACCAAACGGGTGCGACCCCGGTACAGGGTACACCTAGGCGATAACTGGGACTTCCGCTGGGCTAGGCGCGGGGTAGATAAGACCTCCAAGGAAGCACGTGAGGGGCTGGAGGAAGACCTGGAGGCTGGCATCCGCTGGATCGAACGCTATCGCCCGACCCACTTCCTGTTCGGTAACCACGACGACAGAATCCGGCAGATTATCTCCAGCACTGACTCCATCACGGACAGGGAGAATATGCAGGAACTCCTAGACAAGATGATGGGAGTCCTCCGCCGATCTGGATGCAAGGTCATCAAGCCTTATAACGTCAGCAGCGGACGCATCGTCATCGGCCCTATCACTTTCATCCACGGCTTCTCCCACGGGATGAACGCCTTGCTCAAGGATGCCCGGACGTTCGGACGACCTGGAGGTGGCTTCTGTATGGGTCACCTCCACCGGCTGGAACAGTTGAACATCGAGAACTACGATGGCGGAGCTGCTTGGCTATGTGGCTGGGCTGGTCGCCAGAAGGATGCCGAATACGCCTATCGATTCCCCGGCAGCCTGCGCTGGCAGAACGGGTTTATGTATTTCAAATGCGATGGAGATAACTACATCGGCAAGCAAGCCCACCGCTTCGGTGACGGCTGGTATTTCCCAGCATAATGCACTACCCAGAAGACATCGAAGAACGCTCCAAGAGCCTTGGCATCGACCCAGGCCGGATGCGTGAACTCCTCAAGGCCGGTTACTGTGACCCGTCTTACGACCTTATCCCGAAAGGGATTATGGGCCGGGACAATCCCAATAGGAACATCACCTTGGACAAGGCTGACCGCTGGGTTCTCAAGTGGACTCAGGACGGCAAGCGCCAGTATAGGGTTCTGTCTAAGAGCCTGGAGGAAGCCCGTGCTATGCGTGACGAGTTCTTTGACTCGATCAACTACTACAGGGACAAGCGATGATGATTGAAGTTAACTACGTTCACTTTCATAACCTGAACAGGAACGTCCTAGACCTTGGCAAGCAAGTCCGTGAACTGGCTGACGAGAACGCCCGCCTCAAGGCCGAGGTCGAGCGGCTGACCAAGGCCATTGATTTGACTATCATCGACCTTGATGAACGCCACGAAAGACAAGACCTTCGGGCTTGGGAGTTTGCTGAACTTCTACGA